AAAGACTTATAGGACAAAAATTCAATGACCCAAAAGTACAAAGTGATATGAAGCATTTTTCATATAATGTAATTGATCGCGAAAACAAGCCATTTATTGAAGTAGAATATAAAAACGAAACCAAGGTCTTCGCACCTGAAGAAATCAGTTCAATGGTCCTTATAAAAATGAAGGAAATCGCAGAAGCATATATTGGTGAAAAAGTTACTGATGCAGTTATTACTGTTCCTGCTTATTTCAATGACTCACAAAGACAGGCAACGAAAGATGCTGGTGTAATTGCTGGTTTGAATGTTTTAAGAATTATCAATGAACCAACGGCCGCCGCAATTGCTTATGGTCTCGATAAGAAGTCAGTAGAAAAAAATGTTTTAATTTTTGATTGTGGAGGTAAAAGTTCTGCTTCCTGTGGTGTAAACCCACCTATTATGGTATGTTAAATGCCATAATAGAATCTGGTTAATTGCTGGAAACTCCTGTAAGCTTTTCCTACCACAACATAATATGAAAATATAAGTGTGAAGGTTTGAAAAAGGTAAAAGATTGGACAATCAGCAGCCAAGCTTCTAAGTGTTTTGTTTCAAACATATGAAGAAGGTTCAACGACTAGGTTTTATATAAACCCACGAATGCCAGAGTTTAATTATTTTAGTATTAGTTTTAGTTTTAGTATGTTAAAAGGTAATAAAAACAAAATCTATTGTTATCACAATAGTATGACCGAAATTCCAATTAGAAATAAAGTTTTAAATTCCATAGTAGAAATAAAAAATAAAAAAGATAACAGCAGTATTCCAATAAAATCAAAAGAATTTAAGTTTGAATCTAGCAAATATTCATCTATAAAAAATGAAATTTGGCATGTATTCATAAATGGTGAAAAAATAAAAAAAACATCGGATATATTGATTTATTATAAATGTCTAACATGTGACAAACCAAATTCATGTGCGTCTACACAATTTCTAAGAAAAATAAGAAAAGGAAAAACAAAATGCCCTCAATGTCAAATCATTGACTTGAATGATAGAGATAGAACACAACAAAAACCATCACAACTTATAAATGTTGAAAATACAAAAAAATCATATGAAGAATTATATGAAATTTCAAAACAAGAATTTGAAACATATCCAGACCAATATAGAAATTCATATTTATTGTCTCATTTATCGATCGATGATTATAATAGAATCAAACCAAATATTATTAGTTTTTGTAATGGTAAATATGTAGATATGAATAACTATGAATATTGGAGTATATACAAAGTCAATAATCAAATGAAATTTTCGTATGTTTTATATGATAAAATAAATGATATTATTTTCAAAGCTCATCAGCCAATTATAAAATGTGATAATTGTGAAAAACCATGGCGATGTAAATCTCTTGAAACATTCAAAAATTGCTATAAGATTTTATGTCATGATTGTAAATTATGTAATCGTATATTCAAACTAAGACCGATGAAAAACATAAACAATGAAATTATAATGTACCAATCAAAACTAGAATTGAAATTCATAGAATGGTGTGCAAGTAATAATATTATTGTAAAAAATGGTCCGAATATAGATTATGTATTCAATGACAAGCAACATAAATATCGAGTTGATTTCGAAATCGATGGGTTTTTGATCGAAATAAAAGATTTTCATATATGGCATAGAAATCAAGTAGAAAGTGGAAAATGGGATGAAAAAGTGAATGCTGCAAACAAATTTATAAATGATCATAAAGAATACAAAAAATATTATTTTATAACACCGAATAATTGGAATCAAAAACTAAAAGAATTGGAATTAGAATTACAAAAACAAAACTAATAAAACTAACAATAATACTAAAAAATTAAATAAGATATAGTCTGACCTCATATGAAAGTATGAGAAATAATGATTTAAACATCATTATACAAACCAATGAATGTGGGAACATTCGACGTGTCTATTTTAACAATCGATGATTCAATCTTTGAAGTCAAAGCAACAGCAGGTGATACCCACCTTGGTGGAGAGGATTTTGATACAAAAATGGTAGAATATTTTATGGAGGAATTCAAGCGTAAAAATCGTAAAGATATTTCAGAAAATGCACGCGCGGTTCGTCGTCTGAGAACAGCATGTGAATCTGCAAAACGTACTCTTTCATCAGCAAATGTCGCAAACATTGAGATTGATAGTCTATACGAAGGAATCGATTTTGCATCAACAATTACACGTGCTAAATTCGAAAATATTTGTGATGGGTTGTTCAAGAAAACCATGGAACCAGTTGAGCAAGTTATTCGTGATTCCAAACTATCAAAGAGCGAGATTCATGAAATTGTCTTAGTAGGTGGTTCAACTAGAATTCCAAAAATCCAACAATTATTGAGTGAATATTTCAATGGTAAGGAATTATGTAAATCGATTAATCCAGATGAGTGTGTAGCATATGGTGCTGCAGTCCAAGCAGCCATTTTGACCGGGGTTAGAGATCAAAAAATCAACGACCTGTTGTTATTGGATGTATGTCCACTCAGTTTAGGCCTAGAAACCGCTGGTGGAGTAATGACCAAAATCATAAATCGTAATACAACCATTCCATCAAAGAAATCACAAATATTTTCTACATTTGAAAACAATCAACCAGGTGTATTGATTCAAGTTTTTGAAGGAGAACGTGCATTAACAAAGGATAATACTATTTTAGGTAAATTCCAATTAGATGGTATTCCACCAATGCCAAGAGGTATGCCACAAATCGAAGTCGTTTTTGATTTGGATGCAAATGGTATTTTAAACGTATCTGCCTCGGAAAAATCCAGTGGAAAATCCGAGAAAATTACAATTACCAATGATAAAGGACGCCTTTCTAAGGAAGAAATTGAAAGAATGGTAGAAGAAGCAGAACGTTATAAACAAGAAGATGACCTAGTCAAAGAAAAAATAGAAGCAAAAAATAAAATGGAAGAGCAATTATATCAAATTAAATCCAAAGCAAATGATGAAAAAGATGAAGGTATAAAAGCATTACTATCGGAAGCAATAAAAAAATATGATGATTGGCTATTTGAAAATCCAATGGAGTCAAAAGATCAATACGAAGAAAAAACAAAGGAAATGAATGATGCTATTACAGAAATTATGACAATGAATACTGGGTCAACCAATCAATTTGATGCATCAAAATTCAATATGCCTCAAACAAATCAATATAATAACGATGATACCGAAGAAATGAAAATAGAGGAAATAGATTAATTATTTTAGAAATGTAGATACAAATACAAAAAGCGTATAATTATAATAATATTTTTAGAATTATAATTATAATGACAATTGACTTTGATTTAGAACAAATACGAAAACGTTTTGATTGTACTGTTTATTTTGAAACAGGATTATGGGATCCTACTAGTGAAGTTTCGAGTAAAAAAGCTTTAAGAAGTAATTTCAATAAAGTATACTGTATTGAACTTAGAGAAAAATGGATAGATTTAGGAAAACAAGTATTCAAAGAAGAGATTGAATCGGGTAGATATAAATTAATATCAGACGACAGCTCAAACATGAAACAACATTTAGATGATGATGTCAAAAACAATAAAACTATGTTTTTTTTAGATGCACATGTAGATAATAATAATATTCATAATTATAAAAAACTATGTCCATTGATTGATGAATTGGATGCCATTAAATCATTACCACGTAATGATAACATTATATTGATAGATGATTTAAGAATTATTAAAATGCCTTTTCCATGGGGTGAGGATAGTTATGGAAATATTAATTTTTTTCAAGAAATCGTCAACAAAATCTTAGAAATAAATCCAGATTATAAATTTACAACTTTGAATGGACATGTTGAAGGCGATGTATTATTAGCGTATCTTGAATAAAAAAATATATACAATATCAATAACACCATTATAAAAATTGATAATGATTGCTATTTCAAATAATTACAGGATACATTCTAGATTTCCATTCAAACAAGTTCTCAGTTTTCATTTTCTGGTTACAGTCAAAACAAACACATCTCATATTTTCTTCAATTAGTTCACCGCCATCATAATCGGATACAATATGTCCACAATTGAATGATTTCAACTTATCTTTAGCTTTTTTATATATTTCACCATTACAACAGAAACACTGCCCTTGATCATTAGTATTGAACCATTTTTTCCATACAGCATTACGTAGTTTTGCTGGAATAGGTTTTCGAATTTCAGTAATTGTATCTGTTTCAGCCAAATTATTGATATTCAAAAGCTTCATTGTGAATTCATTGAAATAATTAAGAAGATCATTTGAAGTAGTATTATTTCTGGCTTCCCACATACTACGTTGTACTTTAGTTTCACCTTTTGATAATTTCATAAAATGTGACCTTAATATAGTATCATATTCAATATTTTCTTCTTTTTTTCGTAATAAATCATATATAGAATATATTGCAACTGGGGATAATGTAATACCTGCATCCACTTCTTCAAATAAATTACAAAATCGCGTAAATTCTTTTACAAAAATATTTGTTTTTTTTTCATCAATAATCATAATACTGGGATTACATCTTTCCATCATACTTTTAATTTCACTATCTTTGATTGTAATACAATTTTGATTATGTTCTATTGAAAATAACCAAAAACGAATAATCCAGTTGATTTTATATTGAGTTATATCTTTGCATAAATGGTCACATACATTATCAAATAATTGTTCTAAATTATAATCACTAATTAATTTTACGATTGGTATATGAATGCAATTCTTATAAAGATCATTGTTGCGAACTGGAAGGTTATGTTGAATATTACTGAATTGTTCACGACGTTGATCAAGTGTCATCGGACACGTTATTTTACATAATATTATTTCGAAATTATTGAAACGGTATTTGTCTTCATCAGACATATAAACAATATTTTTTTTTGCATTTTCTGGGAAATTACGCCATTCTTCAGTATAAGTTGTTTTATTATATAAAATAAATTCTTTTGTGGTTTCATTGAATATATAAGGCATAATTTTTTTATTTTTTTCACATTTAATATAAGTGCCGTTCATATAACAAGTAATAGTAGTAATTCTATGAACACCATCAATTACTTCATATTTATATTGATTTAATCGCTTGACTTCATAATATTGTATTTTGTATAACAAAATTGGCATAATAACACCAGAAACCATTATTGTTGTTAATAATCCTGTTACAAAGTCTTCATTATGTCTGAATCGATTACGTTGATACTGCGGTTTTGTATCAAGTGTATCATTATAAATATAAACTTCATATAATTCACCCAATGTTATTGATGCAACAGAAGGAGGTTTTACTAATGTAGGTTTGGGCCATCGAGATTGTTCCATTATCTTGATAATATATTTTATTGATTTTTTATAATATATATATCTATCTATATCAAATTCAATTTTTTATTTTTATTCATCAATAAAAATAAAATTTCTAAGCAATACCAAAATTCTCTTTCATAATACTTTTCTTACTTGGACCCTTCTGTTTTTCACTTTGTCTTTTTACTTTATAAACACCTTGATTTCCTTGATTTCCTGCAGTACTACCATAAATATTCATAATAAAATCATCATTATCTTCATGTAATTCTGGTAATATTCTAGTCATAGGTTTTTCTATAACCAATAACATATGTTCTGTTTTCAATAATTTTCTATACTCTTGTATACTTAAATTACCATAGTATTTATCTAATAAAAAATATGGATTTGGTGCAGGCTTTATATTTTTCTTATAATTATAAATTTTACTATATATTTGATTTAATAAATGGTATCTCTCAAATTTAGTGGAATCATCCAAATTCTCCTTCATTAAAAAAGCGACAGCACATTCTGGTCTACAAAATGAGCCATAACCATATAATTGATTATCCATTTCATATTTTGGAATATAACAAGATGGATTATCATATTCGTATGTACACCAAAAACATGCTGACTTTTTATCAGGATTCATATTTTTATATAACTGTAATTTTATTTTTTTTAATTTTTGATTTATATCTTTTATATTGACATCAGAATCATCTTCTTCAAATAGCTCTTCATCAATGCTAGTTGAATTTGTATATTTTGCATTACACACTTGACAAAAATTAGAAACTTTATTATCTAGTTCGTTATATGCATTGCTATCATTATTATTTATTTCTAATTCATAATTTGAAAAAGTATTTTCAACATTTGAATTATACGTCATAATAACAGGAGGAACAATCGGATTATATACAAGTGGATCCGTTACAATTTGATTTTTATTATTATTATATTCATTTAATTCATGAATAGAACATTTCAAATGTAAAATAACATTTGCTATTGGCAATTCAGTTGCCTGTGTATTAGGTTGTTTTAAAATTAATTTACCGCCCTTAGGTTTACGTCCGCGTTTTTTAATAGTTGATTCAGGTTTACCCGAACAATACGGTTTTTCTTCTATTGATATTGTTATATTTTGTTCGTTTTCTGATGTTTTCTTCTTTCGCCCTCTTTTTTTTTTTAATTCTTGAACAGTTTCGATCGGTCCCTCCATTTTATCAATGAATTATTGTATTCATTATACAATTTTTTTTATATTGTTTATAAATAGTGTTTTGCAATTATATGGATCTATGTATGATTATATTTTTGATAACAGTTTCTACATAAAGGGACATAGTTATCAGAGCCAATTACTACTTGTTCTCTTTCTTTAGTAATACGATGTGAAAATATTGCTAACTTTGAACAAGTATGACATTTTGATTGAAGTTTGGTTACTGAATCACAAATTGGAATCAAATCTAGCATGTTTCCAAATTTGTTTCGTTTGAAATCACCATCCAGACCGCATATATGAACCCGTTTTTTATAAGTATCTACAAGTTTCAATACATTTTCATACAAATCTGGGAAAAACTGGCCCTCATTGATTAATATAATATCAAAAATCAATAATTCATCAAACAAATCGCTTATTTTGTCTGTAAACAAACAAGGAATCATTATTTTGTCATGTGTAGAAAGCATATTATCATGATACCGTTTATCTGCCGAAAAATTAATAGCTAATACTTTGTGTCCAGTGTCATTATAAGCATTGTACAAATCAACTAAATGAGTTGTTTTTCCAGAAAACATTGGCCCTAAAATGATTTCTAAGAATCCGGTGTCCATTTTTATATTATGATATTGATTTTTCATACATTTATCTAATTCAATTTTATAGTTGTATGAATGAGAATAGAGTAGTTTGGGTTTTTGTAATATTTTTGATAATATTACAAAACTAAATATAATTTATTTACGACTTTTAGTTCTGTTTTTTGTGGTTTTTGGTATGTTTTTTTGTTTTGTTGTTTTGTTTTTTTGTTTTTTACGTTTGTAAAGTCGCTTGGTTCTTGGTCTTCCGCCATTTTTACTATTACTATCATTATTATTAGTAACAGTATTAATAGGAACAATAATTTCATCTAGTTCAACAACATTATTTTTTTGGGCTTCGTTTACATCTATTTTTAATGGACCTTCATATTTTGCTGTTTCTTTATCAATATCCATTAATTTTGCTTTATATGTTTCATCGCCTACTAATAGAATAAATTCATTATATTGAATTGAATATTTTGATATAATCATTGACCAATTTCCAGTCATAATTACATATTCACGTAACATTTCACGATACTTTTGAGTAGGGCTATCTATGATTCCTGATACAAAAGTATTAAAACGTTTTTTAATTGGGTTAAAATTAAAACGTTTTTTAATTGGGTCAAAATTTTGTTTTGAACTGTTTGAACTGTTTGAACTGTTTGAATTGTTAATACCTAAAAAATTATTGATTTTTGAAATTAACAAATTATTGGGATTGACTTTTTCATTTTCTTTGTTTAATATTATTTCAAGTACGTTTTTTGCGTTAAAAAATTTTTCATGTAACATACGCACAATCACATCATTATAATTATTACAAATTCTTGCCTGATTATTAGTGTTATATAATGAATTACTTATATTAGATTCTTTAAATCCTTCATTATCATCTGGATTATTTGGATTTGAATTAAATTTACAAAAAAGGTGAGTATATCTAAACATAAATTTACCATTTCTTCGACTATCTTTTTCTTCTGTTGTTAATTCAGATGATTTAGCAACACCTTCTTCAAATATTATTGTATACCTTGGCTTTTCAAAATCACAATAATTAAACAATCCTATAAAAAATGTCTCTTGTAATTCAGTCATTTTCCCATTAGGAGTATTAAAATCAATTGCATTCAATAAAAGAAACAAAAATTTATACAAATTTTTCTCAACTGGAATGTATAATCCATTCGGTTGTTCATATTCATTAAAAGAATGATAACTACCGTTTAAAATATTTTTAATTTTGTCATCTTTATCGGTGCGTATATTTTCGACAATTCTATAAAATTTTTTTAATTTAATCAAATCGTCTTGCATATTTGTAACCATTGACAAACAAGCACTACATATATACTGTAATTCTGAAGTTTTATACCATTGCGATGGGAACAGTTGTGCACATCTTCCTATAGTTGGAAGAAAAGCAACAAATAATAATATTGGTGCAGCACCAACGCCTGCGGTGGCTACTGTAAATCCGGTAGCTGCAGTTATTGCACCTGCAGTAGCTATGGTAACAAATAATAAATTCAGGTTTTCAATAATTCTAAATCTTACATCAAAATGATGTGATAAAAAATTGAGTTCTTTACTAGGTTTAACATAAAAATAACCGGTTTTCCCTTTAATAAATGGCTGTACAGATAAACTATTTTTATCTTCGTCTGGGCGATGTATATTCAAATAATCTTGTGCTTCTTGTGCTTTTTTAATGGCATCCTCTTCTTGTTTTTTTACTTCTTCTGCTGTTTTTGGTTTAAAAAGATTTGCTGGTTTTAAAAAATTATTGTTTAACATTATAATAAAATAACACCATATATAAATTTCTAAAAATCCAAAATATATCTAAACATTTTATACCTTTGAAAATTTGAAATGGGACAATTGTCCCTTTCGCATCTTCAGGTATTGCCCACGAAATTTCAAATAGACGCCTAATGGCGTCCCATTTGAAATCTTCGCCGGTCTAAAAACCAACCAGCATTTACACCATTGAAGAATTTAATCCACACAGCGGATGAATTTTCAAGCAAGTTACTAGTTACACATTTGTATGGAGAACCCCTACGGTACGGATTCAATACTTTACTGGTATAAACTATTTTATTTATACATACATATAACAATACTTTTTCATCAAATCTGTACACCCCAATAAACCTATATATTGAATTTTTCAAAAAACTTACATAAATACTAAACAAGATAATATGCAATGATATCAACCATCCAAACACAAAAAAATCAAAACATACCATGGGTAGAAAAATATAGACCTACACAATTTGAAAATATAGTTCTCGATCCTATAAATCGAAAAATATTCGAAAATATTTTAAATAAAAACTATTTTCCGAATTTATTATTTTATGGCCCGCCAGGAACTGGTAAAACAACCACCATAATAAATCTTATAAATGAATATCAACAAAAATATAATCAAATTAATAAAGGATCTATTATACATTTAAACGCGTCAGATGAACGCGGTATAGATATAATACGTAATCAAATATATCAATTTGTAAAATCGAAAAATTTTTTTGAAAAAGGATTGAAATTTGTCATACTAGACGAGGTAGATTATATGACGAAGAATGCACAACAAGCATTGAAATATTTATTACAGTCGTCATGCTATAACGTACGTTTTTGTTTGATATGTAATTATATCAGTAAAATCGATGAATCATTGAAAAATGAATTTATTTGTATTCGTTTTAATCAACTTCCAAAACAAGATATATACAAATTCATAAAACAAATAACTGAAAATGAGAATTTGGTGCTCAATGACAACGTAATTGATATGATACAAAAAATATACAATTCGGATATTCGAAGCATGATTAATTTTATTCAATTGAATCAAAACATTAATCAATGGGAAAATAATATTATTACTGATGATAATTTTGAAAAGATCCATCGTCTTTTGGTTGACAAGTCTGCGAAAACAGACGATATATTTGATTACATAAATAATATTAGTATTCAATATAATACCGATAAAAAGACGCTAATAAAAAGTTATTTCAATTACATAATTCGTAATAAAAAGCCAATCATAAATAATGAATTTTTAAAAATAATAGAAGGCACTATGCATGTGACCGATTCAAATATACATCATATATTGACATTTTTTATAGTTAATTTGAAGGACTTGTACAAAAAAACAAAAAATTGAAACAATATAAAGAAACTATATGTTCTTTATATAGTTAATAATGGCATGTATAGACGATGAATGGGCACAATTTTTATCATCACAAACCAGTGGTAAATTTGGAGGTTTATCAATAAATAAGAAACAACAAATAGAAACAAAAATGGAAACAAAAGTAGAAAAAATATCAATAGAATCACTACCACAAAATAATGAACCAGTATGTCAAGATTTATACATTTCTACAAAAACCAAAGTTTTATTTTTGAATCAACCAGTAGATATAAATAATATATTTTGGAAAATTCCGATTATTGAATATTGGAATGCAACAGATGGTGTAGTTAAAAAGCAAATGAAAATAGTTTCCAAATCGAAGGAAGAATTCGATGAATATCAAACAAAATTAAAATCGATACCTTATTATACTGAAAATATTATTAAACAAATAGATAATCCAGCAGCTCGTAGAACAAAATTCAAAGATGAGCGTAAAATAACTATAGGAATATCAAAAAAAGATATAATGAATTGTCGTGGAAAAGTAAAAAACGCATTTTATAATTGTTTTGCTATTATTATTCGTTTCAAATTTGAAGGTGTTTTCCGTGAAATACACGTAAAAATATTTAATACAGGTAAATTAGAAATTCCAGGAATTCTAAATACAAAATTATTAGATGTAGTAAAAGAAATGGTTTTGAATTTACTTACTCCAAATGTCGAGACATCATTAGAGTTCGTAGAAACAGATAGTGAAGAAAATGTATTAATAAATTCAAATTTTAATTGTGGTTATTTTATAAATCGCGAAAAATTACATTCGATATTAAGGAATAAATATCGTATAGAAAGTGCGTATGATCCATGTAGTTATCCTGGTGTAAAATGTAAATATTATTTCAATAATGATGTAGGATTTGATAATGTAACTCAAAATGGGCAAGTATTACAGGAAGATCGATCAATGAAAATGAGTGAGTTGGGTGATAACAAAAAGTACACCGAGATATCATTCATGATTTTCAGAACCGGTAGTGTTTTGATTGTTGGTAATTGTACAGAACGTATTTTGAAATATGTTTTTGAATTCATTAAAAAAATATTAGCAGCCGAATATAAAAATATTTATGTATTAACAGAAGAACCAGTTAATAAAAACAAAAAAGTCAAGTTACGTAAGAAGACAATAACAATGACAACTAGTACGACCAATATTTGATAACATAATACAAAATTATATAAAGATATTGTTGTTTTTATATAATATAATACAATATGAAACTCATTCAATATGCTATTTTAATGCCATTTATAAATGCAACAATGATTACTCCAAAAAAAATATGTAAAGATTGTAAATTTTTTATTGGAAATGAACAACGATGTATGAAATTTGGCAATACGGATTTAGTTACTGGTCAACAAACATATGATTATGCTTCTTATATAAGAAACAATAATAAAAAATGTGGCGAAGATGCAAAATACTTTGAAGAAAATACCATGAAATTCTTGACTGTTCCTTATTATTTCACATTGAAATACTGGGTTATTTATCCAGTAATTTTCACTTATGGTGCTTGGATATACGTAATTCTTCATAAATAAATTTATCAAATCTATTTATATAAAACACCATTTTACCAGACCCTTGATATTATTTTCATTTATTTTATCTTCAAAATCATTTTTTTGAATATAAAATTTATTCAAAGTCCAATCATCTATATCACATATTTTTTTCATTTTTTTTTCATTCAATTCAAACAATTCTTTCAATAATAATAAATATTCTAGATATTTCATAGTTATTTTTTTTTGTAATATTTCCAAAAATTGTACGATCTGTGGTACGGAAAAACATTTTTTCATAAAAAAATCCAAATAATTACATAATTCCTTTCTTTCATAAAAAGTAAATTCGGTGTTCTCCCAATAAAATAAAGTGTTCATTATTTTTGAAATTTTTTTCAAGATATTTTTTATATTATCATCATCAATATTAACAATTTCACCATTGGATGCTATAATATTTGTCATTGTACCAAATGTGTCTTCGTTCTCGCCATCATATAAATCGAAAATAGTTTTTTTATAAACGAATAACATAGCATCCATTTGATTCAAATTTTGATGAAGATTGGAAGAATAAATTTGTTCCATATATTCTAAATAATAATAATAGGTTTTTTTGGAATAATAGCAAACTTTTTCAATGTTCTTTGTTTTAATTAAAATATATTCAAATACACGATGTATAGCATTCATTCCAATAAACATTGTAATGATTAAATTGTTTGGACTATCACAATGTTTCGACTCATTGATCAGTGTTACAAATTCTTTCAATATACTTATGTAAGTATGAGTTACTTTGTCTATTATTGTTGATTTATTATTCAAACGCATATATAATATTTATCGATTAAAAATATTTAGGAAAATAATAATCATAAATAAATTATTTATATGTTTAATGATATAAAGTAAATTCTAACATATAATTTATAATTGAATAAAAATGAGTACCTCTGTACCTTCTAATACTACAATGGTCGCTGGACAAAATCCAGGATATCGTTTACCTGAAAATACAACACTTCAACATGCAGCTAAATTATCAATCGTTGAAGATAAACCAATAATGCTTGATTACTGGACAAGTTCTCTAGATAAATCCGTTTTAATTGGTGTCAAAGATAATCAAGAAAAACTCCTTGTAAAGAGTGAAGAAGAATATACTAGTCCTATTTCTAAGATATACAAAGTAGGTAAGGAATATATTATCATTACCGAAAACTCTATTTATTTAGTTGATGTTGAGATTCCAACAAAGCGCATTAGTGCTTAGATATTTATATATATAAATAATATTATTTATATATATATGGATAAATATTATTCAATTGCAGATAATATTGATGGTTGGTTTAATTATAAAAATATTATTCCAATTCTTGAAAAGATAAACTCTATTCAAAAAGCTAACGGTAATATTTTAGAAATCGGTATCCACCACGGTAAATCATTTATTCCTATGTTGTTTTTTTTAAAAAACGATGAATTAGCGGTAGCAGTTGATGTGTTTGAACATCAAATTTATAATTATGATAATTCAGGAAGAGGCGATAAATCATTATTTATAAATAATATTAATATAATATTTAATAATCGTCATATTTATTCAAAAATTAGAATTATTACAGCGGATAGTACAAAATTAACAAATAATAATTATTTATCTTATGTAGATAATAATTGCAAATATAGAATAATATCTATCGACGGTTGTCACACTAAAGATGCTACGATTATTGATATGAGTAATGCTATTCAAATTTTATCAGATGATGGTATAATAATAATTGATGATTATCATAATACTAGTTGGCCGGGTGTTAAAAAAGGTTGTGATTTATTTATGAAAGAACACACTGAATACCACGTTTTTTTTGATAGGTATAATAAATATATTATATGTCATAAGAATTATTATAATATATATAAAACACTTATCGAAAAATATAACTTGGAATTAAATGAAAAAGATCAAAACAATACTATTAATAATCCATTAAATAATATAACTAATTATAATTTTATTTTCTCCACAAATACTAATCGTAAATTTATAAAAAACTCATTGAAAATATATTAATCAACTATAAATTGCAGATACTACACGAGTATCAAATGGTCGTGCATATAAACTACTATTATAATCAAAAACTGAAAAACAGCGAACTAAGAAACGATCCTTACCATTATATTTTGGAAAAAATGATGAACGACCATGAACTGCATGTCGGTTATCTATAATAATAATTTCACCTGGTTTCAAATTATGTGATATTCTATGTTTATAATAAATATCTACTATTTTTCCAATCAAACGATTTGATTCTTCCGTTATTCCAATCATCAAGTCTTGATCGAATACTAAATTAAATCGACCATTGGACCGATAAACCTGATCCAATATAGGAATTGGTCCGCGAATATCACCTTCTATAAATTCATGATTATTTAATTTGAATGATAAATCAACGCCTGTTTTCCAAAGCGGTTGTTTTAATAATTCGACATCGCTATCAGATAGATTATCAATAATAGATTTTACAGGTAAAATATATGTTATTGCGTCGGGATCACCTCTTAAACATGCCAAACTTAAAAGATCCGGTCGCAATTTAGAAAAAGCCTGTTCAGTATGTATTTCTAATTCGGTAGTACTACCTAAACTCGTTTGATCTTTTTCTAAAAATCGATTAGGAACAATATCTTGAAATATATTTCCATATCCTTCAGCTTCATATGCAATAACATCACTTACAAAACTTATCATTATTGCTTGTAATTTTGCTAGATTTGTAGTTCCGCCAATTTTATATGTATTATTGCATGGTGTATGTTGTAATTGTTTATCTATTTCTTCTAATCCTTTGATTAATAAAAACTCTTTGTCATTTCCATTTTCAACAAAGTTAGATAATTCTATTTGTATTCTTATAGGAAGGTCACTTGATAGATTTTTAACTTGTTTACAAAATAATTCACTTTCGTTATATGGACATGCTGTAATATTATTTACTAATGTTAATAATATATCAATTTCATCTGTATTTATTTCGATCATATTTTTATATATTGATTACAAAATATTACTCAACGTTTCAACTTGTTCCTTTGTTAAACTATCTGGAAATTCTATTTCAAAATCGATTATCATATTTCCTACTGAATCTTCTCGAAACATTCCTAAATTAGGAACAACTTTTTTGAAATTTGGTTTTATAACAGTAGGATTACTATTATTGTTCAAACATAGTTTTTTTCCATTTAAATGGATTATTTCAAAAGAAAATCCACATAGTGCTTCTTTTAGTGTGATTTTTTGATGATAAATTAAATCTAATCCGCTACGCTTGAAAGGTGTTTTGTTAACGACACGAAAGGTTATTCTTACTTCACCCTTTCTATCATTTATAATATTTCCTTTTTCATGCAAAGTTACCGTTTCATTATCGTCAATTCCTTTTGGTACGTTAATATATACAGTTTCAGATTCCATTCGTTTAGTATTATTACTAACTACACTACGTTCTATTTCTATTGGTAAAGTAGATCCTGTATAACTTTGTTCTATCGTAATTTGTAAATGTTTTTGTATAGGTTCAGGTCGAGAATTCATGCTATGAAAAAATTCCGCATGAAAATTACCAGGCCCGCCATGAAAAATGCGGATTTCTGGGCCACCTGGCCCGCCAAATCCTGGC